AACGCTGACGGGCTGGGCGCTGGGCTTTGCCCTGCTTGATAATGGAAAACAAGGGAGTAACCTTGTTAAGCCCGCAGCAGAAAAAACTAAATCCTGATGACTCAACAGCACAGGCGTGGCTGCGTGCAACGCTGACACGGCATGCCTGAGTCAGCCTGGATGACTCACTGCCAAGGCTGAAACTATTTTTTTATATAGAACAAAATAGTTAGCCTGCTCTGGGGCCCTGTCTGGTAGGGCCGTGAAGACTGTAGCCCGTAGCGCTCCAGTCTGTACAGTACAGAGCGGCAGCATTAAACAGTTCTGTGGGTCGTTCATCGACCCCAGACTGTTTAATATGCTTCTAATAGCGTAGTAGTATCTACCTAAACTATTTTCTGGTACAACAGTGCACCCGTTACAGTAGTACTAAATGTCCTATTTTGTATATATTTTTGGGCTGCTTTGGGCAAAGGAAAAAAATATATTCCTTTGCACCGTTCGGAATGGCTGGTTGAACGGATTAATACTATATAGGGGCAGGTTTCTGCCCAGTTAACTAAAAAGCCTCGAAGGCTTTTGTTACAGACTGTATCTACTGTCTGTTACAAACTGTGTAATTAACAATTACAGATAGAGGATGGGACAGTTCTGTGACTTTTCAGAAAGGGGTTAATAACCCCAGAACCGAGGCTATGGCAGATGCCAAGGCTAAGGTTTTAGCCCTTGTGGCTGAGGGGCATAGTCCCCACAAGGCTATGGAACTCTGTGGCAAAAAACCTGACACGGTCAGAATTTGGATGCTTCGGGACAAAAAATTTGCCGCCGACCTAGCAGAGGCAAAAGAAGACGCCAAGAACAAATCTGTGAAAGCGCTGGGAATTGCTAAGGACGAAATCTCCTTTCCCCAGTTTTCCGAAATTTTTTTGGACCAAAAGGTTTTTCCACATCACCAAGATTGGATTGACCTACTAGAGGGTAGGGAGCCTTCCTGGCTCCACCCTTCTATGAAGTACGAGCAGGGACAACAATCTCGTCTTCTAATTAACGTGCCTCCCGAGCATGCCAAGAGTACGGTCATTACCGTCAACTACTCGACTTATCGCATTGCTCTCAATCCCAATGTCCGCATTATCGTGGTCAGTAAGACCTTACTCAAAGCACGAGAATTCGTGTACGCAATCAAGCAACGTCTCTCCCACCCAAGATGGTTGAAGTTACAAACAACCTATGGACCTGAAGGTGGATGGAAAGCAGACTCTGACACTTGGCGAGTTGATACTGTCTATCTTGGGAGTGATGCGAGAAACTCTTCCGAAAAGGACCCAACCATTCAAGCACTTGGTATGGGTGGACAGATTTACGGTGCCCGTGCTGACCTCATCATTTTGGATGACTGCATTACCACGGCTAACGCCCATGAGTTTGAAAAGCAAATTGACTGGCTTCAAAAAGAAGTTATTACCCGTCTAGGTAAGAACGGTAAACTTCTTATCGTTGGCACTCGAATTGCTGCTACAGATTTCTATAGAGAGTTGCGTGAACCTAAGTACTGGTCTGGGGGTAAGTGTCCCTTTACCTACATGGGCATGCCAGCGGTTTTAGAGTATGACGAAGACCCTAACAAGTGGGTAACACTTTGGGCTAAGTCTGATGCACCATGGGATGGTGATGAAGACACCCCTGATGAAAATGGTTTATACCCTAAATGGGACGGCAACACTTTACAACGGCGCAGAGGCGAAGTAACTCCATCAACTTGGGCATTGGTATATCAGCAGGAGGATGTCGAAGAAGATTCAATCTTCCCGCCCGCCTTGATTCAAGCATGTATCAAGGGCACTAGAAGACGTGGTCCCTTGAAGCAAGGGGCGGTGGGACATCCGACTGCTATTGAAGGTTACACAATAATTGGCTTTGACCCTGCTATGGCAGGTAATGCTGCTTTTGTAGTTTTAACCTACAACAGAGCAGATAGCAAAATTTATGTGCTTGATTGCATAAACATGAGCGAACCGAATCCTCAAAAAATTCGAAATACTATCGAAGAACTTGTTGGTAAATATAAGCCACAAGAATTCCGTGTAGAAATTAACGCTCACCAGAAGGCTTACTCATTAGATGAGGACTTGCGCCAATGGCTCGCAACCTACGGCGTAAGACTAGAAGCACACTTTACTGGTAAAAATAAGTGGGACACAAATTTCGGTGTGGCATCTATGTCAACACTGTTTGGCACCATGCGAGATGGAAAGTTTCAAAACAACAACATTATTGAACTTCCATCAACCACGGACTCAGAGGGGCTTAAGGCTTTAGTCCAGCAACTAATAACTTGGAAAGCAAACACAAGGGGTAAGACCGACTGTGTTATGGCTTTATGGTTTGCGGTTCTTCGTGCTAGAGAATTTATGCAGCAGACAAGTAACCTAACAAAATTTGCAAATAATCGTTGGGTAACTAGAGCACAAAGAGAACAAAGATACGTTGTTAATTTAGACGAAGCCTTCCAAGAGCAGTGGGCTGAAACTTATGGATAGGAAAAACAATGGCATTAGGCATTGACCAGATTGCGGCACGCATTGATTCTTTGCGTACCCGTGCAGCAGACCGTGACCGTAGACATCAAGACGTTCTTGCTGTTCGTAAAGGGCAAATCTCTCAAGTTTATCCTGAATTTTTTCCAGAAGGTGTAGACGCAAATGTCGTTGCGAATTTTATTGACATTGTCGCCAAAGACTTATCAGAAGTCATGGCTCCGCTACCAGCGGTTAACTGTTCAGCAGCAAATCAAGTTAGTGACCGTGCACGCCAGTTTGCTGATAAGAGAACTCGCATTGCTTCTAATTACTTTATACATTCTGATTTTCAAGTACAGATGTACACAGGCGCAGACTGGTACATCACATTCGGTTTCGTCCCGTTCATAATTGAATTAGACGAAGAAGCGGGCTTACCTCGCATACGCATAGAAAGTCCAATCGGGGCTTACCCAGAGTTTGACCGCTATGGGCGTTGTATTGCCTTCGCTAAACGCTATACCCTTCCGCTTGCAGAATTGGTTGCACAATTCCCAGAGTTTGAAGGACAACTTCTTGGTGAAAGAGGATTTAAGCAAGACCTAAATTCTCAAGTTGAGATTGTTCGTTATTACGATAAAGACCAATCTTTGATTTATTTACCAGAACGTCACAACCTAGTTCTATCATCTGCGCCTAATCCAATTGGCAAGATGATGGTTGTTGTAGCAAAACGCCCATCAGTTGATGGCGAGATGCGTGGACAATTTGATGACGTATTAGGTATCCAACTGCTTCGCAATAGGTTCGCATTACTTGCGATGGAAGCAGCAGAGAAATCTGTACAAGCACCAATCGTTGTTCCAAGCGATGTGCAGGAACTACAACTTGGTGGAGATGCGATTATCCGCACCAACTCTCCAGCAGGTGTGCGCCGTGTGGACCTCAATATTCCACCTGGAGCATTTACAGAACAATCATTACTACAAGCAGAACTTCGCACTGGCACACGTTATCCAGAGGGACGTACTGGAAACATTGATGCATCAATCATCACGGGACAAGGCGTTCAAGCGCTTATGGGTGGTTTCGATACACAAGTTAAATCTGCTCAAGCAATCTTTGCTTCTTCTCTTAAAGAAGTTCTGTCTCTTTGCTTTTGCATTGATGAGAAATTCTTTAACTTTGAAAAGACAATTCGTGGTGTAGATGCTGGCTCACCGTTTAGCCTTGAGTATCTACCATCAAAGGATATTAAGAAGGATTACTCAGCCGATGTTCGTTATGGAATGTTGGCTGGACTTAACCCAGCACAAGGACTTATCTTCATGCTACAAGCCCTTGGCGGTAAGTTGATTAGCCGTGATATGGCAATGCGTGAACTTCCATTTGGAATTAACGTAACAATGGAACAAGAAAAAATTGAAGTAGAAGAAATGCGTAACACTTTGGTTAGCGCACTACAGGCAACTGCTCAGGCAATTCCTCAGATGATTACACAGGGACAAGACCCAACTGGTTTGGTAAAACAAATTGCAGATGTAATTAAGGCACGTCAAAAGGGTGTAAGTATTGAAGACGCTATCAATGATGTCTTCACTCCAGAACAACCTCCTGTTGGTGCACCTCAGGTTGAGCAAATGTCCCCTGCTCCCGCCGCACCAGCAGGAGGCGCTCTTCCTCCGCAACCTGGCGCAGGCAGACCAGACATTCAAACACTATTAGCGTCATTAACATCTGGCGGTAAGGCAAGCGCAAGCGCAAGAACATCAGTACGTAGATAAGCAAGGAGGGGACGATGACAACACTTGCTGCAATACAGGGTGATGGCTGGGCTGTTATCGGATGTGACTCTCGTTCATCTGACGATAATGGTCGTCCTATGGACCTTGCTACTCATAAGATTATTGAAAACAATGGAATCTTAATTGCTGGTTCTGGTTCTAGTCGTGGTTCTAATATTTTACAGTTTGGTTGGAAACCACCAAAACCAACAGTAAACGAAAACTTAGATAAATTCATGACGCAAAAATTTATTCCAAAAATGCGTCAAGTATTTATTGATGCAGGTTATGACATGAAAGAAGACGGGGATGCTGCTGAACACGATTCGTCATTTATTATTGTTGTCCGTGGCGTTATTTATCCTGTGTTTGAGGATTACTCTTGGGACCGTGATGTTAATGGTATTTACTTTTCTGGTAGCGGTGGTGACATTGCTCTTGGGGTTATGGAAAGTTATTGCCATGGAGGTATTCCTACTTCACCAGAAGATGCAGAAATCGCTGTAAACGCAGCAATTGAGGTTGCCGCTAAGTGGGACATCCATACAGCGTTGCCAGTTGTCGTTAGGACACAATACGCATGAGTAATAAGTTTCAAGAAAAAATAGAAGATGCGTTACGTTTCTTACTTGAACAAGAAACTGATGAACAATTTGTTTGCCTTAATTGGATTTTAATATCTGAGTGGGCAGATTATGGGGGAACAAGATACTTACATACCGAAGTGAGCGAGGCTATGACGCCTTGGAACGCATATGGAATGATTCAATGTGCTCAAGAATATGATAATGAAACATTTTCGAAAGAAACAGAAGAGGATGAGGATTAAATGGCAGGCAAAGGTGGATACCAACAACCTAATAACCCAGCACCAGTATCTGGTCCTGGAAGTCTTAGTCAGCGCACTGACGGGTCACCAACCCAAGCAGCAACCTACATCCCAGGATTACCTTATGGACAAGGAAAAGAAACTTACGATAATCAAGTAAGTCAACCTATGCAAGGAAATCCATTTCCTGCAATGGGTGGTATGAATGTTGTGCCTCTTGATGCACCAACTATGTTTCCAGATGAACCAGGAACTGCTGGTATCGATGCTGGAGCAGGAGTTGGCTCAGAAGCAATGATGGATTTGCCACGTTATAAATCGAATCCTAGAGATACCATTGCAAAAGTAGCAATGTTTGATGATACAGGCGAAGTAGAACTTATTCTTTCAAAGTTTATTTAGGAGCGATTAGTGAGAGTTTTAAAACCCGTTGTCGCTGAAGCCTCACCTACGCTTTATCAGGCAGCAACTAGAGCAAACTTAACACCTAAAGAACAAACTCAAGTTGAACAAATGTCTTGGGCTGTTAAAAAAAATAGAGAACTTACACGTATGTCATCTAATGATGCACGTGCAGAGTTTGAGTCACTAGACCCTAATGCTCAAGAAGGTTTAAAAGCATTTTTTAGCGATGCTGAATACATGCAACAGCCACCAGATTTTGGCGACCGTGCTTTGGGTGCCCTAAAATTTACTGGCAAACTACTTGCAAGCCCACTTATTGGATTGTTTAAAGTTGCTGGTGCATACAATCGTGTTATTAATCAGCCTTATAAGGTTGCTCGTCAGGTAGCACAGGGCGAAAGTATTTTTGATTGGAAAGTTTGGGACGATGCCTGGGACGGCAGAGACTTATACGACAACAAAGCAATTGCTGAGGCTGAAAATACATTTGGTAAAGCAAAAATTTATGTAGCAAAAGGATTACTTGAAGGCAAAAAGCCTGGAGAAATTCTTGAAGCATACGGAGATTTAACTCCAGA